CGTGGGTGTTCCGATTGTTTAGCAATCTCCAACATCTCTTCTACTGCGTCTTGATTTCTTTCGATTAGATTGTAGTAATTTTCACGGGCATAATTATAATCAACATCGTCATCCTTGCCGTCTGTTTTTGGTAAAACTCTGGCCACCGGTTCCGGTTTTAATTCTGATGTGGGCACTAAACTGGTGATTTCAAGAATTTCGTCTATACGATTATCCATTATTCATCCTCCATACTTTCCCAAAAAGGCCCCATTTCCTCTATACATTCATTTGACAACGGAGCAATAATTTTATGTAATTCACTAATTTGTTTATCTAAAAATGTTCCCGATGGATACTTTTCCCTAATTTTATCACATATACAGAAACATTGTTTCGATACTTTATCTTCTTTTAGAGGTTTTCTTGTTCCTCTATATTTCGTATTTCCCAAAAAGTAAATAGTTTCATAACACGATTTAAAAAGAAGTAAAATATCTTTGGTCTTATATGTATCTTTCTGGATTGTCGTTTCAGTCAAGGGGTTTGCATAGGCAGTCAATCCGATGCACACCGCCAAAACTAAAAATGTGAACCGGCAGACCATTATAATATTACATCAAGTCCAGTCACCGGGTCATTATCTATGTTATCATTAAAAAATTCAGTTGTTTCTGTATATCCAAAGTCATCGTTCGCTGTGGCATCGCCTGGTCCTGGTACTACTGTGTATCGGGTTTTAATTCCTGCAGCCCCAGATGATTCGGAACTCCACTCATTCAATACTTTCATTGTTCCTGTTGCAGTTGGTGAACCCGCATCTGCATTCAGAAGTATATAATTGGTAGAAAAAGTTGTGCTGTCCTCTAATATAATATATTCTGGTTCTTCAGCTTCTTCGCTCGGCAATCTAAGATTAACAATAACTTTCTTAACAACCGATCCTGTTTTAATATCTGGGTAAATATATCCTTTGAGCATGAAGTTCAACGACCAGATAATTTCACGTTTTAAACTAAATTCTCCCTCATACGAATCCTCAACCGAAACATCATTTAAGATTATTGCAATATCCGGCGAGATATTCATTTCGGGAATCAGATTAACATTAACATTAAATTCTGGGGTGAAAAATGGTACAATCTGTTCAAAAATCTGAGCACCATCTTCCGCATTTTCCACTGCTGCAGTTAGACTAAAATTAAAATTATAAGGAACAGGATTATATTGTCTCATTAAAGTGCTGGTCCCCGCCGCGGTATTGGCAGAAACTACTTGACCTATTGTATTTAATTTCCGCGTGCTATCATAAGAAATTCCGTTCATAACAAATCCCATCCGTGGAAGAGTTGTCATCACACTTGCATCGGTTGTTGACATTTTTCGTATATGTAACAATAATTTATCTTTTGCTTCGTATGCTATCGGAACTTTAATTTGTTCTGTAATAACGCCGGATGAATTTTTCCTTACAATGTTTATATCATTGAAAAGTGTTCCGAAAACCGCTACATACTTTCTAATTGTCTGATGATAATATGTTATTCCCAGCATTATTATAAACTCCCGAAAGGATTACCTTCAGTAAAATCAATAATAGCATCGGCCGCGGCCTCAATATCAGCATTACTGGAAGAAGTCGCCGCTGTATTCGCGGCTGAAGTTTGAGCATCGAAAGATGTAATAGAATATGAAGCACTTGAACTATCTCCAATAATATTTACAGTCCCTGAAAAATTCCCTGTCATATTAAGAAGATTGAGAATTTTAGTGGTCGAATTCCAACTACCCACTTCACCTTTAACCGTAGCCTCAGCAAGCGAATCTCCTTGATATACCGTTTCACCTACAGTGTAGTTCCCACTTCCACTATCCATTGTAAAATCAACAGAATAAGAATGTGTTCGTTCAATTGCGTCTATTGTATCGATACCTGTATTAAAAGATTGGTCTGAATAGGTAAACATTTCACATAGCATATCATAGGACTGCAATTGTCCGGTTTGATAAAATATAGCTTCATCTTCTATAAACAATATTTGAAATAGTGCTTTTGTTATCGGAAAATAAATCAAATCACCCTCATGCGGCATTTTTGCCCGACCATCAGTGGCCAATCCTAAATCCTGCCATCTACGTTTCGCGACAGTAAATGTAATTTGGTCTTTTATTTGTAGACCCCACTTTGCAATGAAATCTCCCGACCCCTCAAAACCATCAACTGTTTTAATATACATTTCAATTGTATGGGCACTATTGTACGATGCAGAAGCATCTTCTCCCATTAAAGTATCTTCGTTATTTAATGTTCTCGGAAGATAATAAACATCGATTCCATAGGTTTTGATGGATTCGATCATTAAATTTTCGATCAATCTATTTTCCGGAGTATTTGTTCCGTGATGATTGAAATATGGATTTGTTGCCATTTACTATCCCATTAGTCCGTCTACTGGTAATTCGTATCGTAATTGCATTTCCCCCTCAATTGTTTCTATTGAAGTCGTTGCATCATCATACATTTGTCTACCATTTAATGTCACACCACCCGGTAGTTGCATTCCTTCAAATTTGATAAGGTTTTGTCCCCATTGTTGTTTAATCAATGCAGTAGTATATTTTTTGAGAAATAGGTCACTCCAAATGTCAGTAAAAGTAGCTGGGTCAATAATTTTATCGCATTCTACAATTACCCAGTCATCAATGTTTGCATCTATTCCCCATTCAATATCAAGATATAACCTGTCCGCATGTCGATTGTATCTAAACAAAGGAGCCCCAGTAAACATTTCATCTATCATTTGAAGATGTTGATTTGAAATTACATGATATTGTAAAGATGCTCCCATATTATGCATTTCATTTAATGCAAACTGATATTTGGCAGAAAACATAGAAGAAGATAAAACATTATCAGAGAACGGCATTACTCTCCGAACTCCTATAATAGATTCAGCTATTGAAATATATTTATTATCAAAATCCCCCAGTGATGTCGCAGTGGACGCATGTGTTGTTGCGGTTGCACCACTATTGTTTCCTGTAAGAGTTTCGCCGGTAGCAATTGTTGTTGAGGTATTTGCATAAAATGTATTACCATCTCCACCAGATTTAACTCTTGGATTTTTATACCTTAACGTAGTATTGGCACTGTGATATTCGTGAACCTGAGCCCTTACACCACTTGTGCCTGCATCGAACCACTCTCCATTTGCAAACGTTCCTGTGGGAGCCCCTGCTAATTTAACGGTAGATCCAGTTACCATGTGTTTTAGGTAATTTACTTCTGTTGCATCAAAATGGTATTCTTGGAAAAACTGAAGGCCATCATCAATACAATCTTCTACTTGGTCATCATCAATATTCAGTTCTACCACCGGCCATCCAAGTTTCCGTTTACAATAATCCTTAAAAGTTGCTCTTGTAGTAGGTTGTGTCATTTCGTTGCCTCCGCAGATACGGTTATAATTCCTTCAGCCACTCTTTCCACTATTGTTCCACCTGATTGAGTATATTCAACATCATAGACATAATTTCCAGACGAAATTGCAGCTGTCTGTGTTGCAGTCAAGGAAACTGTTACATTTGAACCTGCAATAGCAGTTGTTAGAGATGTAATATTATTTGATGAATGGTAGGACTGCCTCATTTTGGCAGCAGTAGTACCAGCGGAAATAGTAACATTTCCACTAGTAGAATTTTGAGCGGTGATTACTTTTTCAAACGTGCAACCCTGGTCCATTACAAGGTTTACAGTTTGTTTTTGAAGAGTTAGTGCCACAGTTTCTCCCTTTATAAATAAATGAATTCTTTGATTCTCTTATATTTATAAAAAGAAGTTATGACCATTTACTTTATAAAAGATTTTCTGCAGATTTTTCAAATGATGACATATCAAAAACATCTTCCAACATTCCAATTTCGATAGGAGAAAGTGTTAGTCCGTCTGGAAATTTGATTTTATCGATTCCTTCAATCTCAAATTCTTCGGACGCAACTTTGTTAAGATCAGTTTGAAATGACTCGACATTTTCTTTTTCAATTGTTGTGATGCCTTTATCATCTTCTTTACCATGTTTTTTAACAAGTTCATTGCGAATGTCATTCCATTCTACCTGTGCTGCAGCCATTTTTTTAATAAAACGATTAAACCAATAAGCATCTTTTGGCGGCCATTTTTCATATTCATTACATTTTCGAATAGTTTCCATAAATTTTTCATTCATAAAAACAACATTTTTAAATTTCATATTAATTCCTTTATAAAAGTCAACATTTATTCAGATGATTCAGTCGAAACATCGGTGTCACTAGATTTATCTTCTTCCTTTTCAGAATCTTCTTCAAGTTCCGACATATCAAAAACTTCTTCCATCAGACCCATTTCTTTCGGCGAAAGTTTCAACTCCATTGGAAATTTAACTTTATTAATTCCTTCAATCTCAAATTCTATATTCAACAATTCATTGAATTCAGTCTGAAAATCCTTCACCTTTTCAGTGTCATCTACAGGAATTGAAAAGTTTCCTTGTTCGTCCTCTTCGCCATACTTCTTGATGAGTTTGGTCCGTACTTTTTCGAAATCTTCCCCGAAAGATGTCAGTTTCTTTACAAACCGATTAAACCGATAAGAATCCTTTGGAGAAAAATCTTCATAATCATTACATTTGGTTATAGTTTCCATAAAATTTTGATTCGCAAATATCGCATTTTTATACTTCATATCAATACCTTTTATATATTTTTTGAAAGTTCAGTGTTACTCTTGTTCTTAATTATATATATATTCATTTTTTTCTCCTCTTTAAAGAATCATTGTTTTTTCGTGGCCTACAATAATGGTTGGGTCAACCCACACATCAACCCCTGCTTCTTTTACCCGATGACAAAATTCAACATCATCCCACACAAATTCTTCCCAGCCGTTGGGGTATGTCTTTTTTCGGGGATAAAACCAAGGATATTTCAACTTTTCAATTACACCATATTTAACCAGCATCCACCCCATACCAGTATAATCTACTTTGAAAGGTTTGTCTTTCATTCGTTTGATGTCTTCTCGTTGAAGAAATCGATAGTATCCATTTTTTGCAAAGAAGTTCTCATCCATCCTTTTGACGGTTGCATAATTAATATTGTCTTGCATCATATACATACCAGAGGCACTATCTTTGTCGTGGTCTATGAGTTTGAAAAATTGTTCTGGCCTGAAAACAATATCGGAATCAATCCACATAATATAGTCATAGTCCACTTTGCCGTCAAATGGTTTTTGATCTACACCACGGTCTAAAGATGCACCAAGCACTTTTGTTCGTGAATGGTAGATATTGCAAAGATAATCTTGGGAGAGTCCGTAAGAGATTTTGTATTTGGGGAGTTCTGCAAGGAGATTAGTCCAACATTGCAAAAACCTGCCGGAGTAAGATGCCCCCGGCAGACAGAATATAATTTTCATGATTTTTCACTTGTTAGTGATTATTATTTTTTATTATGCATTCTCACATTTCAACATTACGCCTCTAATGAGGACACTTTTGTTTCCAGTGTTTCAATTCGGGCCATTGCTTCCTGTAATGCTTTAAAACCTTTCATCTGCAAAATAGAGTATTTAACCGATTTTACCATATTAACTGACTGTCCGTTCTCATCCAATTCACCAAAAGGTGCATGATAAGCTATTTGAACTGCATCTGGTGTAGTTTCCTCAACCAACCCATTCATACCTGCAGCT